TCAATTTAGTTGCTTGTTAGTAACAAATTGATTGAATTTAGTTCCAATATCATCAATCGCCGATTGTGTAATATGGGTATATACATTCATAGTTGTCTGTAGATCTCCATGGCCCAATCTGTGTTGTACTTGTTTCAAGGATAAACCAGATTCAAAAAGTAAGCTTGCATGAGTGTGTCTGAAACCGTGAACTGTGATTTGTGGTAAGTCTGTCCCTTTGATAATTTGCAAGAGCCACTTCCGTGGTAAACTTGGTGTCATAATTCCACCTGATTCAGATTGGAACATAAAAGTAGAACTTGGGAAAGTTTCATGAAGTTGTTGTAAAATTTCCAAAGTCTCGTCATCTAAGCTGATTAATCTATCACTTGACTTAGTCTTCGTAACATCTATTTCTAGTCCAGTTTGAGTACGTGTAACAGCTTTGTTAATTGATAAAGTATTACGATTCAAATCATCCCAGGTTAGCGCTAGCAACTCTCCTTTTCGTATGCCAGTGAACGCTAGTAATCTAAACAGAGCTATCTTTTCGATGTTATCGGTTTTTTCAACAAGTTCTAAAAATTGTTTTAGCTGATTTAGAGTATAAAAATTATTACCTGTTTTACGCTCCCTCTTGATTTTTGGTGCAGTAATAGGTAAAGCTGGATTGTTGCTAATATAACCATATCTGACAGCAAGATTCAGAATATTTCGGACTAGTCCAAGGATTTTCCCGCCGTATTTTAACTGAGAACACCATTCTTCAGTTAAGTTTTGAACAAGAAGTGGATTAATATCTCCAATCGTAACTTTATCAAGTTTTGGCAAAATATGTTTATTAATATTTCTTTCCGTTTTTAAGTATGTGCTTCCTTGGACGGTTTTTTCATATTCTTTTAGCCATTGTTTAGTTAACATACCAAACGTCATACTTGATTTAGGTTTCTCAAGTTCAGCTTGTAAATTAATCAGTGCAGCTCTTGCAGATTGTCTTGTGCTGAATCCAGACCTCCGAATATATTTTCTTTTACCGTCAACATAGCCAGCATACAAAAGAAATTTATAAGCAGTAGTACCGTTTTTCTTTTTATATGATTCTATTCGCATTGCTTATCATCTCCAAATTTAACTAATAAAGTATAGTAAAAGACCTTATTAAAGGTCAATTACAGTTTTACTTCACGCTCTCCTCGACCAAAATTAGAGCGTGGGGCTTTTTTGTTTATCCATATAACGAGTAATCTATAGCATACAATGCATCTTTATCCACATTTGGATTATCTTTATTATTTCCGAATGCAAGTCCAGCTATTGTTACAGTATCTCCTTTTTTTATAGGTTTTTTGTCGAATTGGTCTTTTTCAATTATTGCACAAAATTCTTCGCCTGTTCCCATAACAAAAATGCAATAAATGTTATTATCTTCCGTCCTAGCCTCAACAAATTTACCTGTTACTTTTATTTTCTGTTTTTCATCCCATCCAGTTGTACTAACCCACTTGAAATCTTTATACTCATCGTGAACAGTATCAAATATCTCTCTATAATCTGTCCTTGTTTTCTTTTCTTGCTTACTGTTTGTCGTTTTATTGGATTGTGTGTTTGTTTTTTGGTCAGAACAAGCTACTAAAGATAATACACATAGTAACGTAAAAAAAATCAACACTTTCTTCATAAAAATCTCCCTGCCAGCTTTTTACGTGGATCAGGTATTGCACATTATTATTTAAATTAATTTTTTAAACTCATTGACAACCATAGCTTCGTTCGCTATTGTTTTTAATTTGTAAACTTTCATAAATCTGTAAACGTTAAAGTCTTTAACGTCGTCTAACGTGGTTCAGATATTACACATAGTTATTAATTTCCGAGATTAAGCGTTCAACTTTTTCCAGCATATTAACTCTCCCTGTAAATATCTACGACTTCTCCTATCGTGCGGATGTTGTCGTTCTCTGAAAGATAGATTTCCTCATAGCTTTTATTTAAACTTTGCAAGTACCAAGCGCCGTCATAATCACGTTTGAGTTTTTTTACAAAGTTTTTTCCATTGACTTGAAATATCCCTATATCATTCATATCGACTTGACTAGATACCTTGATGAATAGCAAATCGTTGTCTTGAATAAGTGGTTCCATTGAATCACCAGCTACTTTCGCAATAGTATCATACTTATCGGGTACATCATCAGCCCGTAGTTTAACTTCCATATGTAAATTGTCTTCTTGGTATGCCCCCAGACCAGCAGCAACTAACCCCTCAACGTAGTCAGTGATATAATTTTCTGTCTCCTCAACTTTTCTATCGAACATAGAAACAACTTTATTTTGTTCTTCTAATTGTTCGTTAGCGAAGCTAAGGACTTTTTCTTGTCTAGGTTGTTCTAATTGAGAAGAAGTAGAAGTGATTTTTTGTAGGGTAGAGGAAGTTAGATTTTTTTCAGTTTTCGTTTCATTTAACGCGACTATCTGATTTTCGTCTAGCGAATTTAATAAATCATCAAAAGAGATGCCAATTGTGTCAGAAACTTTCTTTATAATCGGAATAGATGGGATGATTTCTTTTCCGTTACGAGGATCTCTGTTTTTTTCAAGAATAGAAACGTAAGCTTTGCTGATGCCTGATTCTTTAGCGAATTCAGCCATGCTCAGATTATTGGTATCTCGATACTTTTTTATATATTTTCCTAGATGCATATCGAATTCCTTTCAATATAATGTCTAACATTTTAAACATATTATACAGTACAAAAAAATTTTTTTCAAGTTTTTTGTCCAACATACTTGACAACCATATGTCTAACATGTTAGACTATAATCAAGCTTAAGGAATTAAGCAAAACGAAAGGAGGTAGCCACTGATGGAAAGTAGGCGAAATAAAAAACCTAAACACAAAGAAGTAAAGTTCGAAATACAAATTCTTTGGTTTAGGCTCAAAATAAAATATCTGATTACGAGGTAATCGGATAGGGGGTTGAAAATCCCCCACCCCTTAAAGGGGTTATGCTTACTATATCATAGTGGTTACTTTCTTTCAAGAAAATAGAGAGGAATAAAAAAATGACTGATATTGAAAGTCAACGTGCTTTTATAGCTAATATCAAAAAAATGTTTTCAGATATTGAAGAAGCATACGCAAAAGAAAAAGACCCAATCGCTAGGTGCGAGCTAGCAATAGGGTATCTTAAATTAGGAAGCTATTTAGAAGATTTCGGCATTTTATCTACCAAACGTATCTAAAAACGCTTCAACGTCCTTTGCTCGTCGTTCGTTTTCAGCTTCAATGATAGGCTTATTGTGAGCCTCTACAGCTTTATAGGCGTCTTCGTAAAGTTTGATTTTATCTTCGATAGACAAAGTAGGACTAGAAGAAGCGACAATAGCGAGAGCTAAATCTTTTGAATTAGAAATTTTCATTAGCTTATCCTCCTTTCGTTAAGGATAAGTTGATTATAACATTTTTAGGAGGCACAAAATGAATTGGAAAAAACTAATGCTTGGCGACTTAGAACACACGTTTACTAGTCGTGATGGCAAAGAAAAAACAAGCGTTGAATTTGAAGGTGGCTTATTGCCAGCTCTGTTAGTGCTAGGTGGTATCACTTGGCTGATCGCTTGGTTTATTACAAAATAAAAACTCCCGTGAGGGAGTGGAAAGGATGGAGTTATGTCTTTCTTCGGAGTTGTTTGCGTATTGCTTTCGCTTTTAATTTTAATTGAGTCGACAGTTTTCTTTTTGCTGATATTAATGTTCGACCTAGACGCTGGGGGATGCTTGCTGATACTAAATATAATTGCTCTTGCTCTTCTTCCTCTATGGTGGCCAATTTTGCTGAAGCAATTTTAATACATTTGTTGAAAGAGGTATAAAGTTGGTTAACTATTTGCTGTTTGAATAAAATACTATTAATGCCCAAGAAAGGTTTAGGATTAATTAATGTATGAATTGTCGAAGGCTTTTCTCGAGGGTCTTCAATACCTAGTTCTTTTTTTACATCAATCCGAAACACATCAAATTCTTTACGTTCTTTGGGGTCTAAGAATATAAGACATTTTAATGCTGCCGACTCGAATTCTTGTATATTTTTATCACTAGGGACTACTTTTGAATCTAGTTGCGCGATTATATTTCCGCTCTTTTCAATAAAATCTTGAAAAATATAATATTGACGATTGTATCGTTTTGAATAATTTTCTTTAAATATATCTAATTTCTTAGAGCGCAGTTCAGTTTGCCTTTGCACAAAAGCGACAAATGCAGGCGCAATAAAAGATGTTCCTAAGATAATTATAGACACAAAAGCAATCAAATCGGAAGCTTCCCACTGTGATAAATCCATACTTTTTTTACCTCACATTTTTATTTAAATTATACCATAGTAAAGCTGTGCTGTTTCGAACAATTCCAAACTAGAAAGGGGGTGGGGGAATGCAACAATTTAATCTAAAACAACTACGAGAGAAAAAAGGATTTACTCAAAATGAATTAGCTGATAAAGCTAACGTTAGTCGTTCGCTCGTGGTTGGTTTAGAAACAGGTTCATATTCAGAGACATCTACAGCATCTCTGAAGAAATTGGCGAAAGCTTTGGACGTAAAGATTAAGGATTTATTTTTTTAACCAATTGTCTAACATGATAGACAAAATATTTGTTAATAAAACTAACAAACCGCTAGAAAGGACACATATGACTAAAGCAGAACGAATTAGACGTTTCTACTATGAGAATCCAAATTCAAAATTAGCAGATTCGTATCAAGCACTTAAAGAATATGACATTTCTGAAAGTCATATCAAAGTGACATTGAGTAGAGATAGAAAAAATGGTGTATGTGACACCAATTATGACTATACTCAATATTTTGAATCGACTAAAGCAAAAGAAGAACTCACAGAATGGAAACGAGATGTTCGGAAAGATTTAGTCGAACAATTGCTACAAGCAAATGCAAATGAAACTGATAGTAATCAAATTCGATTGAATGCGAAAACAATTAATCAGTTGTTAGTTGAAATATAAAGAAAGGAAACATATGAACGAAGCAAAAATATATTATGAAATTTCAACAAAAGATATCAATGAAGCAATCGACATTAAAAATAAAATCCTCATCAATACAACTGATAAGGAGAAGGTTGATATCAAATTTTATGTTGGTAATGGTTTTTAACGTAAATCACGAAGGAGCGCCATTGTTGATTGTCTGATAGCTGTAGAAACTTCTTTATTTTTATTGGACTCATTGACAGTATAAAGTAAATCTTCTGTCATTCTTGGATTTAGTTTGAATGTATCTTTGTAAACTTTCCTATGTTGGTCAGTATATTCAATATTTGCCGAGGCATTACCTTTATATGATTTTTCAATCGAAGAGGTCAGTTTTTGTCCTGGTGCAAGCATATTACCTACAAGGGATTGGAATTGGTACTTGTTATTATACTCATCCAATTCGCCGATGATTTCAATTTTAGTGATATAAGCCGGCGATTGGCCAAAGTTCTTGATGACAAATAGGCGTTGCTGGTCTTTGACAGATACTGCATCAATATAAAAATTAACATAAGGCTTAGCCATATCTTCGGTAGCTTTCTTTGTCTGCCAGAGGGAAATGGCATTGAAAACGAAACCTAAAATGGCGATTACTACAGTTGCGTATAAAGTCCACATTTGGACATCAATTTCAGTGATTTTCATAAAATTACCTCGCTTTATTAAATATTATACCAAAAAAGAAAGGATAAAAATGAATGAAGTAACATTATCAAATAACTTGCAACAGATTGAACTTGATTTAAGACAAGAAAACGAACAGATTGGAAAGTCTATTTGGAAAATAGGTTGCATGTTAAAACATGTTAAAGAAAATGATTTGACACATGGTCAATTTATGGATTGGTACCAAAATATTGGGTACAACAAGAATTTCGTTAGCAAGGCAATAACGATAGCTGACAAACTTTCAAATTTCCCAGCGTTGGGAAATATTGGAACAGAAGCTCTCTACCTTATCGCCACCCTACCAGATAACCAAAAGCAAGAACAACTTGAACTGATTGGGTAAGAAAGGATGGAACATATGAGACCAAAACAATATCCGTATAGCGGAAATAAAAAAGAATCTATTGCGGTAACAGTAGATTCTGAAAAATTAGTCCTTTTACAAGAACAAATTTCGATTCTTGAAGAGAGACTTAACTTATCTAATGATTAGATATTCTCCTTGTTCGATAACTTCATAACCACTTGCTTTCAATTCAGAAGTAATCTCTTCTCTAGACATTTCAAAATGAGACGGGTTTATGTTAGTTATGTGAGTTGTAAGTCGCTCATCAAATGCAAATTTTAATTGAGACTCTAAATCTTCCCAAGTTTTTAGTTTTTTCTCTTCAAAATTTGGTTTCAGACTTAATTTACTCATAACCTTCCTCCTTTCCATAATTTTTTGAATACAACGGTGAGAGGTCATATTCAAATAAATTATATCAGAAAGGAACGAAAGACACAACATATTGTTATGTAAATAAAATTTGAGCACAATATGTTGATTTTGGGAGAAATATTATGTGGGAAAAAATCAATAAAATAATGCTTGAGAGAAATCTCAATATGAATAAATTAGCAAAACTAACAGGGATTAATAAAAGCCACTTTAGTGATTTAAAAAGCGGGAGGATCAAAAACTTATCTTGGACTAATATGGTCAAGTTATCTACAGGACTAGGTATCAGCTTAGACGAATTTAGATAACAAAAAAAGCCACTGCGGGGACAGCGACTTACGAAAATAACTACTTAGATTATAACACAAAAGAGGAGGAGATGCACATGGCGATTGAAATTTTTGGTCCAGATTTTAGAAAAGAATTACTTGAAGATTTAATTGCTTTAAACAGAGAAGCACTAAAAATAGCCCAGACAAAAAACTCTAAGTCTATTGAATGGGTGACGATGAAACAACTCGAAAAAGAAACCGGCTGGGGACGCACTAAGTTGAGTGAGTGGAGAGATGAAGGCAATTTTAGTTTTAAACGTTCGTCTCTCAACGGGAAAGTGCTATATGACCTAGCGGATGTCAATAGATTTCTACGAACAAGTGGATTTAGAAAAGGAGTATGATATGGAAAATCCAATGACAGGAATAGCAATACTAGCATTTATTGCTTTGCTTGCATATTTCGGCAATCGCAATAGCAATCAAAAGACAATCACTAAGACTGTTGAGACAGTGTTAGATAACTATCAAGTTGTACGAAAAGTTGATAGACCAAAACGCACGGATTTTATAGAGTTACCTACCCCAGGGTCGTGTGGGAAAGTCTGGGGCAAGGATAGACCTTTTTAAAAAGGGGGAAAATATGAATAGGTTGAAAGGATTAAGAGAATCTAAGAATTTAACAGTAATGCAATTCATTGAAGAAATTCGTCAAATTGCTCCAACAATGACTGCGACGCAATGGATAGCTTATGAACGTAGAGGAATTGTAGGATATAACGATAATTTTTGGCAAATGATTGCAGATTTTTTTCACGTCGACCTTGGCTATCTTTACGGTTTTCAACCCGAGCCTGTTATCAGAGACTTATACGCTGAAATTGAATTCTTACGTGATGAAAATAGACGACTAACTAATGAATTGCTGGAGGTATTAAATGAATAACGATTGGAAAAAAAGATACATTAACAATCAAATAGACTTTTTCAATGACATCAAGACATGTGTCAAAGAAAGATGGCCAGACATGAAGGTGAATGATGTCGATAAAATTTCGATAGCGATTTACAGAAATTGGCCCGTAAGTGACATCAATAGCACACTAGAAGTGATAGAAACGGATTTGGAAAAATTATGAAATGTTATGTCAATAAACAAAAAAAACTAGCAATAGACATGAATTATAAAGATAAATTCGGAAAATTTAGTTCTGACTCTATCCAGATTTTAGAAGGTAAATTAACTGATTCTATTCAAATTGATGTCGAAAATGCTATGAAAGAAATTATCGATAAGTATAGTCAATTGTTTGATACGCCTATAATCGATGATTTATTCACAGAAAAAGAAAAACAATTAAAGCAATCTTATGATGTCGAAACTACATTGACAGAAATGTTCGAGGTGGAATATGAAGATAACTAAAGCAACAGAGATTACAAAGACTCATAATTGGCGCATATTAATCTATGGCAAACCCGGAAACGGGAAAACTTACTTAATTAATTATTTAAAAGGAAAGACACTGATTTTAGACATGGACCATTCATCTAAAACGATTGCCGGAAACGAAAACATTGATATTATCCAATTTGACAGGACGCACCCTAGCGACTTTATGACTGAATTCTTGACAGAATTACCAGAACTTATCAAAGAATATGACAATTTAGTCATTGATAATATCACAAGTTGGCAATCAGACTGGTTTATCGAACAAGGTCGCAAGTCTAAAAATGGAATCACAAACGAATTGCAACAATACAACATGTGGACCAATTACTATTTACGAGTATTGACTACCATTTACAGCCAACCTATTAATATTTTTGTGACTGCTTGGGAATCAACGCAAGATTTAACGCTCGAGAGCGGACAAATGATTACACAATACGTCCCAGATATCCGCAAACAAGTCCTAAGCCAAACGCTAGGTTTAACCGATGTTGTCGGACGCATTCAAGTAAATCCAAAAACTGGTGGACACGGGATCCTTTTGGAAGGAAGCGATGGACTGTACGCAAAAAATAGGCTTGATAATAGGACCGTTTGTAAGGCGGAAGAGTTGTTTAATTTCGAAGGGAGTGATGCGTAACGGTATACCATTTACACGAATATCAAACAGAACTTATAAATGAGGCAAGAAGACATATTTTAAAGCATAATGTGATGATTGTTAGTCCACCTGGAAGTGGTAAGTCAGTAGTCATTTCTGATATTGCTAAGTCAGCGACTCAAAAAAACGGATACGTTTTATTCTTGGTCCATCGCAAAGAATTAATTGACCAAATCACTAATAGTTTTAAATTCCATGGAATTGACATGAATAAAGTGGATTTAATGACAGTTGGTAAAGCTAAAAACCGCTTGGATAAATTAACAAAACCAACCTTAATTATCACAGATGAGGGTCATCATGGGAAAGCTAGTACCTACCAAATGATCTATGAATACTTTTCAGACGTGCCGAGGATTGGTTTTACTGCTACACCTTGGCGTCTATCAGGCGACGGTTTTACAGACACTTACGATGTTATGGTTCTTGGTAAAACGGTCGAGTGGCTTATCAATAATAATAAACTTGCACCATATGATTATTATAGTGTTCTATCAATTGATACTGCGAAATTAAAAGTACAAAACGGAGATTACTCCAATAAATCGATTGACGAATCATTTGGTAAAAAGATTTTTGGTGATGTAGTTCAAGAGTATATAAAAAAAGCGAACGGTCAGAAAGCTATTTTATACGCTCACTCGGTAGAAGCATCGCAGGCATTTGCTAAAGAATTCCAATCTATGGGAATTAATGCAATACACGCAGATGCAAAAACGCCTAAAGCCAAACGGGATAAAAGCATGAAAGATTTCCGTGACGGTAAAATACAAGTTATCTGTAACGTTGATTTGATATCAGAAGGTTTCGATGTCCCAGATTGTACAGTAACTATTCTTTGTAGACCTACAAAATCATTAGTATTATTTTTACAACAGTCTATGCGGTCGATGAGATATCAACCTAATAAAAAAGCTATCATTTTAGATCACGTAGGAAACTGGAATATTCACGGCTTACCTGACACACCGCATCATTGGGAGAATTATTTCCGAGGAGGGTGGAAGAAGAAGTCGAATAAAACTAACACGGTACACGCAAAAGAATGTCCTGTGTGTTCAGCTTTGTGGCCACTTAGTCAACAGCTCTGTGAATTATGCAATCATGATTTTGGATTGAAAGAAAAACAAGAGAAAGAACGCATAGAGGCAGAACTTGAACTCATAAAACGTGAGCGGTTTAGAATCAAACAACTTGCTAATAAGAAGTTTGGTAAAGATTTAAAAACAAACTGGGAAATTGCCCAAGCTAGAGTTAAAGACGCTGGCAAAGGAAAACCATTATATAAACTTATCTATTTCTACTTAAAAACTGATTGGGTAGAAACAAACGTTAATGAACTTGCCGAAGTAACAGGCAAGTCAGAAAAAGAAATATATAGCGCCTACAATTGGCTAAAAAAGAAATTAAGAGGATAAAAACATGGCAGGATTTACAACAGATTTTTCAGAAGTTAAAGAACACGCAGAATTCAAAGAACAACCATACGAAATGATTGTTTATGATGCATATGAAGCAGTAAATGACCGTAACGGCAAAAAACGTGTTGTTATTGACTATGTTGTTCGAAACGATATCAAGCAAGAAATGCAAAACTACCACTTATGGGATGAGCAATATCCCAACTCACAAACTGGGAAGTATCATATCGGCATTTTAATGGGTAAAGCAAAAGCACTTGGTATCAAAGAGGGGCAACACTACGATAGTTTTGAAGCGTTTTTAAACGACTTCAAAGGACGCACTGCAAAAGTAACCGTTAAACTTGACGAATATAACGGAAATAAATACCCGAAAGTTCGTTACGCAAATCAAAGCGATGTGCCTGAAAGCCACCACATATGGAAAGAAAAAACAACTGGATTTACACAAGCTGAGATTGAAGAAGACGATCTACCGTTCTAATTTAGACTGGGGGATAAATGACATCAAATGAATTTATTGAAGCTTTATCAAAATTGACCACCGAAACCGATTGGGGAGCCCCAATCTTCGGCGAGTCAGTGCTTAAAGCTGAATTACGAAAACACTTATTTAAAATTGTCCCAATTGATCACAATGGGTATATCCACAAACTGTTTTATTCAGAAATGGTTAAAGATGAAGATGTCATGTATTTTGTGTCAGATGGACGAAAAACTTATCGCTTTTTATTTGGAGATACAATTCTAAAGACTGATAAACAAGGCAATGAATATCTCACATACTCCGTTGAAAATAATTTTCCGCCATTTGCAAAACTAGTTATCGACTACATTCTAGGTGCTTACACGTTTTTTGAGAATAAACTTTATGACATTCGATATAAGCAATTTAAATTGATTGATGATTTTACACTTCAGACTAAGTATGGTTTCAAAGACTCTGGTCACATTTTAGAGATACTACAAGGTATCCACAAAACATTAAACATCCAACCAATCAATTATATTGAACCATATCAGATTGCTTGCAAGGATTTCATAATCGACCTTGAAAATTCTGAAATCATTAACCAACCGCCTTTGCAAAACGTATCTTATTTTAAGTATTACGAAGTAGACTACAAAACAGCAATAAACAGTAAGTCTATTGCAGAAAAATATCTTGAATACGTTATTGCAGATAGCAATTCGTTAAACAATGCAATACTACAATCTTATTTTATCGCCCAAGTGGCGTGTGGTGTTAGACCTAAAACCAACTTCTTCATCTCAAAATCTGGAGTAAGGACTGGTAAAGGGTTAAGGCATATAGCTTTATCTGGTCTATTCAATAAGATTGATGTTGAGCTAGATACATTAAAAAGTAATGGATTTGAAGCGTTACAGGCGTGGGCGATGTTCTCGGGTGGAGAAATGGCTCTAGCGACGGAACAGGGAGATATTCAAGGCAATGCAATGGAGCGTGTACTTAAAATTATTGCAACAGAGAAAACACACGTTGCACGAGCAATTGGGCAAAATCAGTCAATGGTTAATTTAACGAGTGTTCTGTGTATTGACACAAACCGTACTGTTGCGCTGTCGGATGAAATGAATGGACGAAAGGTTTTAATTCAGTTTAAAGATAGACCAAAAACTGAAACTGATTATGAAAGAGAGAGCGTATTCAGGAAATATTGGCTAGCATTTACTGATCGTGATAAAAATCCAAAAATCGATGGTTGTATCGGTTTTCTGTTAAACTCACTCGAGCGTTTCCAAAAAATTGGTAAATGGTATCAATGGAAAGATGTTGAAGTATTTAATGATATCGATTTAGACGAATTTCAAGTTGCTTTAATAAATGCATTACAAGAAGTTGATTTTGTACAGCGAACTGATAACAAAGAAGTTATTGACTTATCATTACAAGTTTACGGAAAAAGCAATCATGCATTAAGTAAAGCCATATCTGAAATTGGTGTACGTAGCAGGTCGAAGAAAGTTAACGGGAAAACAGTCAGAGGGTATGAAATCGAAAATAAAACACGTTTTGATAAATATATCCTTTAAAAAGGTAACGCATGGTCACGCAGAGTTACGCAAAATTTTCCATGTTGCGTAACCCACTCAATCCCTTTAGTACCAACCGATTTCAGCCTTTATTCAAGAAAGGTTACGCAGTAACAAACAATAAGTCTAATTAATGATTTATTAATTATTTATTTATATATAGGGGTAGGGTAGGGTGATTTTGCGTTACTGCGTAACCATCCTTCTCTAATGCTCTATATATCAACGTTTTAGAGGTTACGTAGTAAAAAAGGAGGTGCGTTACCTTATGTACCACACAACAGCACTTTCATTCTTAAAAAAAGGATATCAGGTTATACCGCTTAGAAAAGATACTGGAACGCCAATGATTAAGTTTAAAGATATCCAAATAACGGAAGAAGTGATCAAAAATACAAACTGGTTTAATTGTGATTATGCTTTATTAATGCGTGGCATTTGGTGTATTGATATTGATACTCATGACATGGACGAGAAGTTAGCTAAAGAGTTATACATAATGATAAAAAAGATGGGGATTGATTTATTATCTGTATTATCGACTGATAAGTATGACAATGGACTAGATGGTTATTCGTCAATTATTAGGCATGAGTATAAAAACGAATTAATCAGTAATTTTAAAAATACATTCGCAGAATTAACTGCAAGTGGTGGTATGCACATACTCTTTAAAAAACGCGATGATATTAATTACACGCAAAAAATAGGAGTAATGCCTGGTGTTGACATAAAAGCGAATGATAATAATTTTGTCAAAATATTCCCATCTGACGGACGTGAAGTTTTACAAGCAGTTAAAACATTACCTTATTATGATGGAAAATTTGAAGAGGAAGCATTTAAACCAAAACAAGAAGGTATAACAACCTATTTTGGAGGTTCTGTCACATATACATCAAACGGAAGTCACGAAGGCCGAGAGGCTTATGAACGTGTAGCAACTGGAACATCATATAACAGGAATGATGATTTGTTTAAAGGAGCGTGTTGGGCGTTTGAAAATGGTATCGATATTGATGATTTAACATCAATTATTGGGACGGTTAAAGGCAGAGACGTATTTACGAGAGAGGAGTTTGAATTAACAATTGAATCAGCGAAACGAAAAGTCAGCTACGTCACTATCAGAACATGATATCCAAAACCTTATCCGAATGGAATTATCACAAGCGGGGTATATGGTATTTCGAGCAAATGTCGGAAAGGTGAAAACAGCAGATGGTAGATTTTTTGATACAGGTTTACCAAAAGGTTTTTGTGATTTGTTTGGATTCAAACCAAACGGACAAATATTTTTTATCGAAGTTAAAAATGAAACAGGTCGGATAAGACCAGAACAGAAAAACTTTATGGAGGTTATGGCATCGAAAGGGGCGTTAGCCGGAGTGGCACGGTCAGTGGAAGATGCTTTGAAAATAGTAAATGGATATCATTAATAAATTTACAAAGTTAGATCATTACAAGCAAGTTAAGCGATTGATGTACGCAGCAATGACTTTTTAAGGAGGTATAGTATGGCAGATAAAATAAACGCAGAGAGCATGCAAGCTGCATACAACGAAAATTATCAAATGTTTTTAGCTAAAAATGCAGATTATGGGAACTCGTTTGAAAAGTCTTTGGATGACTTCGGATTTATCGCTGGTGTCGTCCGTATAAGCGATAAATACAACAGACTATATAATCTTATAAGCAGCGACAAAAACGTCTCAGAAAGCCTGTCAGACACGTTAAACGACATGGCTAATTATTGCACAATGTTGTCAATCTGGCTAGAGAAAACGGAGAATGCAAATGACACACGTAGTTAGGGTTTACGATCACATTGGGGGACGAATGTTGCCTACTGTTTATAAAGACAAAGAGTTTAAGACTAAAGACGAAGCTATTGCTTATCGTGATAGCTTAATCGCTAAAAGTGACGCAGAGTATTTTTTGAGAGGTGAGTTATGATACCGAAATTTAGAGCGTGGCCAAAGAAATTCAAACGCATGTATAAGGTTACCCTTATTGATTACGAAAACGGTGATGTAGGATTAAAAGACGAGCATGGAGGCGTTGCAATAGGCGATATTAAGCAACTTATTCTCATGCAATCAACAGGAATGCTTGATAAAAATGGCGTTGAGATTTGGGAAGGGGATATAGTTTTAACAACACGTCTCATAGATTACACATATAAAAATTTTAAAGGTGTAGTAAAAATGTTAGAAGGTTGCTGGTTAATTGACACAGGAACTGATGCTGTCTATTTATGGTCAGAATTCGAAGAAAACGAAGTTGTCGGAAACATACACGAAAATCCAGAGTTACTAGAAAGGATAGAAGGATGAAACTATCAACATTTATTGAATTATTGCAAGAAGACGATATGAACCCCGATTGGGAAGTTACTTGCGGAATTGCGATTGATCCCAAAAAAAGACGAATTTGGTTTCCTGAACCTCATGAAAGTGTGAACGAATGAAAATACATGATATTCCAAAAAATACTTTAGTTATTAAACATGGAGATACATTACCGATTGAGGAACTTCGAGAACAATGGGAAAGCATGACTCATGAGGAAAGGCAAGGTTGGTACACGACAACATGTGAACGTTTTAGAATTGAGGCAGATGATGTTATTGATTATATTATCGAAAAAATGAGCGATGATGGTTATGAAGAAATGGACGTGTTTTTAGCAGGTAATTTACCATCAGATGCAACAGAAAAATTACAAGCTGTTTTAGACGAGCTATTCGATAACCATGCAGCTGACGTTTACTATCCAGACAAACTGATAGAGGTAACAGAATGACGACAGATGAAGCGTTGCAAAATTTACGTGATAACTTTAATAAAATAATTAGTGTCCTAAAAAACGACTGGAAAAGACTGTTATTTCTTGCAATCGCAATGTTGGGAATGATGATAACTGTTTCGTGTTTTAGTTACCGTGATGCACGACAATATTACGAACCGCAAATTACAGGATTGCGGACACAGTTAAGCAGGACACAAAAGCAACTTAAACGTGCTAGCGAGCAAAATCAGAGACAGACAAAGCGGATTGCGGAATTGACAAGGAATGGAGGATGAAGAATGCCTGAATTAATTAACAGTGAATATTTTCAATTGCCATTGGAGTTATTAGAGTCTAATTTAGATTTCTTGAAGGGATTTTATAATAAAAATCTATTTGAAGATATAGACAATGCAAAATTATTGATTGACAGATACGAGAAAGCAATTGCGATTTTAAGCGAGATAGCAAACCTCGACCAACTCATTAATATGCACCAATTCGGCTACACAGTCGAAAAAGAGAAGCTTTATACGGTTGAGATACCAAATCCGAATAGTGATTTAAAATTAATTTTAGTAAAGGTAAACAAGAAACTAAAATTAATTGAAGTATATGAAGATCAATTAGAGGAATACAAAAATATTAGAAACCTCACAGAACAAGAAATCCGCAAAGATTTCGACTGGGCATGGCAATTTAGAAAAGATGTGACAGAATGAAAGAAAAAACAATTTTTATATCAAAAAAATATGCAAATGACTTTAACAATGACAAATATAATTTGTCCTCTGGCTATTATTTTAGAAGTGGTGAAAAACATGATATTGCTATTGTTAAATATGGTGAAAAAGATTATTTAAAAAATACTGATTTAGCATATGTTGTATGCGATAAGATCGTTGACGCAGACTCTATAAGCTTCGTTTATCATGGTGAATATGAAACTTGGCATTTTAAACTATTAAACACAGAAGCAAATTAAAGTCCCACGCAAGCGCCTAAGAGCCTGCAATAGCTCTGTGGGTCTACGAGCTGGAATACTCGTTAAACTTACCCTAGAAGCTTTCTGTAAGTATTCAGCTGCGTAGCGTGGAATAATCGTTACGTAGTTATAGAGCGAAATTTTTAGAAAGGGAAATATCCTCCGACATTTTTTCATGAAAATCTAAAGTCTGTTATCGCTCACAGATGATTATACAAGCGTAATGCTGCAAATAAAGTGCTGACGCAAAACTAAAAATTTAATACTCGACAATTTAACAACAAAAATAAGTCAGCAGAAGAAGGGAAGGAGAACAATAAAAAAGCGCTCGTGAAAGCGCCATTCGATATATATTCGTACAACTATTATATCATACGAGGAGCTTTCATGACGTTTTTTCCAGAAATTAATATACAAAAAACTAAATCAAACGCTAAGCGAAAACTAAGAGAGTATCCACGCTGGCGTAGGATCGCTAATGATGTAGATACTCAAAAAGTGACAGCCACTTATTCCTTTGAACCTAGACAATCACATGGAACCCCTAGTAAGCCGGTTGAACGCTTAGCACTCAATCGTGTGTCAGCGGAACAAGAATTAGAAGCAATTGAGCAATCGGTTAGTATGATACTAGAGCCAGAAAAGCGCAGGATTTTGTATGACAAATACTTATCTCCTTACAAGAATGCAGATAAGGTTATTTATACAGAATTATGTATGTCAGAGAGCTTTTATTATGACACGCTAGATGCTGCATTATTAGCTTTTGCAGAGCTTTATAGGGAGGGCTCTTTGATTGTAGAGCAAGGAGTTTTTGACTAGTTTTTATACAGTAATACAATAGTTTATACATAAAAATATGTGTTAATATAGTATTATCAAAATAGCAAGAAGAGATAATCATTTACCAACAGACTATTTATTTAGTCGTCAACTTTAACTACTATCAAACTTGTTATTTTGTAGCTAAAAGGCGAGATAGGGTGTTGAGACGTAGCTCAGTTGGGGGAGCGATATGACTATAAAGGGTCTGGAACGTACGCAGGTTCGAATCCTGCCGTCTCAATAGTGGCTTAGCACAGATAATCCGTAGCGATATGGGAAAGCTTTTGTAGGTGTATCAACAAGAGCGCCAGTAATGGTCAATCTAAGCAAACCAATCTTTATGTAATCAGCAATGGTTACAGCACACGAAGTCAAAGCGCAATACCAGAGCCAATCGGTGAGGTGCTGTGTCAGCAGTACGTGCGACGAGTGTGTAGGAGGTATAAACTGATGAAGTTCAAGGGTGGTACCAAGAGCGGTCAGCATGTTGTGCAACGCTGGGAGGATATCCCAGTCAAACACAACAAGTCAAGGTGTACCAGCACCGAGATAACAAGTAGGCGTTGCGCATTTTGTTGCTCAAAAGGCGACGAAACGCAAGGCAATGCACGTCTGCGATACACGAAAACAATGCTATTTGTTGAAAATATTGGAATAAAGCAAAAGTCATTGCCCGTCGCAAACGAAAGTGTGCTTCGGTAGCTAGGCTACCTGCTAGAGTCTCGCAAGGATAATAGCAAAGTCAAAGAGTAAAGCAGCTTAGACCTTTAGCGGGGTTTTCGTTAATTGAAAAATGGCTTAGTAGTTTGCGGCGTAACGAGTGGTTAGCGATACTAACCGCGCATGGTTGTTACTTGAAGGGATTTGAGTGGATAAAAAACTAAAACATAAGGTTTTGAAAGACAACTGACTAAACGTGTAATCTCAGCGTATTTGCATTTGGAAAGTTACTCAAGTGGTTTAAGAGGACAGGTTGCTACCTTGTTAGGCGTGTAAAAGCGTGCGTGGGTTCGAATCCTACACTTTCTATATATTAATCGCAAACAAGGTCGCAACCTTGCTTGTGGTTAGCTGATAGTTCGGTTGAGGATTCGGCCGAAGTGAGTTATTGCACTGTGCACGGTGTGATAAGCTATCGTGGACTTAAGTTTTGTGGCGAAACAGCACCGTTAATAATATTTAGACTGTTTATTTGGACTTGCGTTCGCATTAGGAAATACTCACTAAATATTGAGTGCAGTGGCACGTTCGATTCGTGCAAGGTCCATAGGCTTACTTTAAATAAGCACTGGGGTCTCTAAGGGGACTACTTGCGCAGAGTAAGACTAAACCGTTGGAACATGAACCGTGATTGGAAAACGGTAGAGGTAGCGCCTTAATAATTGGATTGTCGACGGTCTGATTATATGTGTCGGTTCGATTCCGACTGTTCCTATAACGATAAGGGGAAGGCTTTATAGCCATAACGTTCGAGTCGTGGTTTATCGTTTTAATAGAGACGCTTGACGTCGTAGAGTCATCACATTGTGGTGGCTTTTTATTATGCAAAAAGAACCACAACAGTGGCTCTTATGCTTGTAATTTTAATTCAAGTGCTTCAGTAAGGACTTGAGAAAAGTTGAGGTTTTTATCTTCGGCTGCGTTGTTCAACCACTCAGGAATAGTCACGTTTTTGCGTACCTTCTTAGAGTGATACTTTTTCATGTAGGCGATCATATCAATGCCAACTAAAGCAATATCAGAATCAGGATACTGTTCTTTTAAATCAGAAACGGAGCTTGGTTTTGGATAGTCAGTATAATCTTCAAGGGCAAAACCTAAGACTTCGACAGCCATTTCGTAAGCTTCTTGAAAGTCTTCACCTTGAGTGATTGCTTCAGGGACATCTGGAAATGTAACCATGATATAATCTGAGTCTTGTGTAAATACGGCTGGATAAACTAACATAATGATTCTCCTTTGATTATTGTGAGATAAACAAGCCATCTGTTAAGCGGATTATTTCAAACCCGCTTGTTTTAAGATGGTATCTTCAAGACCCTTACCAAGGTCTTTATTGTGCATTGGAACGATTGTTTGGTGTCCTAAGTCATCACGAAGTTTTTTATGACTACCGTTTTGACTGATTTCATAAAACCCGTTCTTTTTAAGCAATTTAATCATTTGCTTAGGGGTCATTGGCATATTGCTTACCTCGCTTTCTATACTTATATTATACACATAAAAGAGATGTTTGTCAAGGAAAAATACGCATAAAATACTTATTTTTTTTAGGAGGATATAACATGAAACAAAGTCAATATCCGTTGTTTGAATCATGAAGATAGACACGACTTCCAAAGCCAGTAGACATCTATTCTACAATTCAACAACATGGAAAAAGCTAAGGCTTGAAGCTATAGCAAGAGATAACAATGAGTGCCAATGGTGTAGACAGAACGGAAAAGTAACTACAGATAACTTAGAAGTAGACCACATCAAAGAACTTGAATTTTATCCCGAACTTGCAACTGACTTAGCTAACCTTAGAACACTTTGCAAGGACTGTCACAATAGACGACACAAGCGCTTTAACTATAAAAAGAAGAAGATCGATAAAGAAACAAATTACCGTTCCGATGAATGGTTTGGATAAGTACCCCCCCGTCAAAATAAAACGAAGAAAAAATAAAATTTGAAACCGGTGGGAAGGGTCAACTATCCAAATATTTGCTTTTTTTATCGCACGACCCCCCCACCCCAGGAGAAAAACTAGAAAGGAGATGTGAATTTTTGGATGAATTAAAACGTCGTAACAAATTAGTTTATAGTGAAAAATATCGCTTGAAACAGCTATTTAAAGACATTCCTGAAGATAAAAAGAAAATCGCAGAAGGATTGTTCACTCAAGCTGCACGTCTCCGCATATTACTTAACGACATGTGGATTGATATCTCAGAGAACGGCGATTATGAACTGTTTTCTCAATCAGAAACTCAGACACCTTATGAAAGAGAGCGTCCTGTAGCAAAATTATATAACTCACGAGATGCGACGTATCACAGAGTTATAAAACAATTGATCGATATGCTGCCAGAAGGAAAAACAGTCAATAAAGATGATTTTACGAACGGTGGTGATTTGTTGTGATTACACATCCACTGTTTGAAGAGTATGCTCGTAAGATAGACAATGATGAAATTGTTTACAATAAAGAGCGTAAAATGCTCGTTAATGTTATCAGAGAAAAAATACTTGTCAGAGATGACCTATATTTTGATGACAGCTTGATAGATAAGTATGTGAGATTCGCTGAAAAGAATTTTTTCCCATTAGCTGGATATCAAAAGTTTATAACTCCTTTTATTTTTTTGTTTCGAAAAGATGATGGCGAGCCACAATTTAATGAATACCTTTTAACATTGGCTCGTGGAGGTGGTAAAAATGGTTTTATGTCCACTAGAGATGCATTTTTTACAAGTCCGTTGTACCCTATCAAAAACTATGATGTAACCATTACAGCTAACTCGGAAAGACAAGGGAAGGTATCTTTTGAAGAAGTTTATGAGACTATCCAATCAAAAGGGCTAGAAAACCACTACTATTTGACTAAAATGGCAATTGTGGGACGGAAAAACAATTCTGTCTTTTCTTTTCGCACAAACAACCCCAAAACGATGGACTCTGCTCGTGATGGCTGTTTAGAATTCGATGAAATCCACCAATTTGAAGATGATAAAATCGTAAAAGTCCAAAAATCTGGTTTGGGTAAAATAGCACATGTAAGAACCTTCTTTAATGGCACAAATGGTTATGTACGTGAGGGTTTTTACGATAAAACGATTGAGAAAGCTATGCAGATACTACGAGGAGAGGTTGAAGATTTCAGAATGTTTCCTTTTATCTGCAAGCTTGATAACGCTAGCGAAGTTGACGATATGCGTAATTGGTCAAAGGCTAATCCAATGCTCGACGAAGACACACCATACGCAAAAAGACTACTAACAGTTACTAAAAGTGATTATGATGATTTGGAACTTGAACCTAGTGGTAGGCAAGAGTTTATGACAAAGCGAATGAATTTGCCGGAAGCTGATTTAGAAAAAGACGTCACTAGCCGTGAGAAACTATTAGCATGTCTCAGGGAGCCCCAGATTAGCCTCAGAGGGCGCTCTTGCGTAGCTGGGTTTGATTATGCATCTATAAGAGACTTTGCTTCTGTAGGTTTGTTATTTAAGGATAATGATGAGCTAATTTGGAAGCAACATTCATTTGTTAGACGAGAGTTTTTCAAAGCGTTTAAACTTAAAGCTCCCATCGAAGAGTGGCAAGACAAAGGATTGCTAACTCTTGTTGACGGAGACAGTATTGATCCTCGCTTGCTTGTCGATAAGTTAATTGAATGGAGGAAGGATTATAATATTGAAATAGTTTGTGCAGATGGTTTTAGGATGGATTTGCTTAAACCGCTACTAGAGGAAGCTGGCTTTGAATATGAGTTTTTACGAAATCCAGGAGCGATTCAAAGCAAAGTTGCACCTATCATTGAAGACGGTTTTGCTAATGAGCGTTTTATTTTCTTAGATGGTGACCACATGATGTTATGGTATACGGACAATACTTACGTAAAAGAAGATGGTTCTGGAAACAAGAGATTTTTGAAGAAAGAACCAGTTAGAAGAAAAACAGACGGATTCCATGCGTTTATAGCAGCACTTTATAAAAAAGAACTTATTCAAGAAAGTAATGTTGGCGAATTTTTAGCAAGTATTGCTGATTGGGATTTTTAGGAGGAAAAAAGTGAAACTAGAATCAATCGGAACAATGTTTCTGAATTTAGAAATTGAAAATATTAATGAAGTCCAGAATGCTATTGATAATGTAAAAAAAGCACTGAATGAACTTAATAATTTAGGTATTAATTTTAATATCAATAATTGTAAGCAACCAAAACAAGTTGGAAATGTCAAAACAATTTACGAGATAGATCCCGGGTATACAATTACAGAAGCTAGAAAAATAGCTTTTCGTAACGGTTACAATTATTTAAATTTTAATGGAAATATTTATGAAGTATTTGAAAATGGCTTGGAAAAAGTTGGTAGACTTGAAAAATATTGGTGATAAAAAGGAAGTGATCTAACTATCTCCCAACCGAGAGGGTTATCATGGAATCTAAAGAAAGGAGGTAATCAATGAAAATACTTGATTTTTTTGGCAGTATTTTTAAAACAGGAACTATACCTGAAAATGGGTATGATTTAGATGACATCTTCAATGATTATCAAAATCTTTACTTAAAAAATCTAGCTATTGATAAGTCCGCAGAATTTCTAGCTAGAATATTTGCTGATTCTGAAATGCGATTAGTTAATATCGAGAGTCCGTCTTGGAATTATTTGCTCAATGTACGACCAAATAACAATGAGTCAGCATCATATTTTTGGCAAAAATTTATTTATAGGTTAGTTACTCAAAATGAAGTGTTAGTTATCAAAACAGATGACGATCAGTTACTTGTCGCTGATGACTACAGTCGCAAAGAATACGCTGTATATGAAGATACATTTGATAGTGTGACTGTTAAAGACTTTATATTCAAGCGAACGTTTAAAATGAGCGAAGTTATCTTCTTGCAATACAACAATAACAGGCTATCAAGTTATATTGACGGTTTGTTTTTAGAGTACGAAAAATTACATCAGCGCATGGTAGAAACTGTTTTAAGAAACAACCAGATAAGAGGGATGATGCATGCAAAAGGCTCTTCTCAATTTACAGATAACCAGATGTCTTTGATGAAGAATTATGCTGATAAGTTGTTTAAAGCCTTTTCTGAGAGGTCTGTCGCTATAGTTCCAGCTAATGATCATATCACATATGAAGAGTTGACGAACACCACAGGTACAACAAATTTATCTGTCGATGATTTACAAAAGATAAGACGACAATTCGACGATGAAATCGCTGATATTTTAGGTATTCCACCAACTGTACTACATGGAGATATGGCTACTTTAGATAGTTCTCAAAAAGCTTTAGTGCTTTATTGCATGAGTCCGCTTAGCAAAAAGATACAAGATGAGTTAAATGCGAAAATCATCAGTAAAAGTGACTATCAAAAAGGTAAGAGACTAAAGATTGTCGGACTGTCACAACATGATATTTTTGACATTGCAGTTAATATTGATAAGTTAGTTTCAAGTGGTACGTTTACCCGCAATGAAGTACGTGAAAAACTCGACTTTGCACCGATAGATGGTGGGGATGCTATTATCTTAACTAAAAACTATGTTGAAGATGGGAAAGGAGGTGATAATACAGATGACACAAATACAGATTAAAGGACCTATTGTTTCAGATAGCGACCGTTGTTTTTACGACTGGTTAGATATGCCAGCGACTGCACCAAAAGATGTTATCTTGCCACAAGATAATAGTGATATTGAAGTGCTTATTAACTCTGGTGGTGGTGACGTATATGCAGGGAGCGAAATTTATACCACATTGAAATCATATCAAGGAAACGTAACGGTTAAGATTGTTGGTATTGCTGCTTCGGCGGCTTCAGTAATCGCAATGGCTGGTGATGTTGTTGAGATTAGTCCTACAGCACAATTGATGATTCACAATGTATCTACTACAGTTAGTGGAGATCATAAACAAATGCTGCATGAGGCAGGAGTTTTAGAAAACTACAATATATCTATTGCTAATGCTTATGTCAATAAGACTGGCTTAGAAATGAATGAATTGCTAGATTTAATGAGCACAGAAACTTGGTTTAATGCACAGCAAGCTGTTGAAAAAGGCTTTGCAGACAAGGAAATGTTTGCTGAAGAAATCAAACAAGCGCCGCAATTGGTGGCTGGGATTGAAAATATCATTCCTAGTGATGTCATTTCAAAATTAGCTAATGCGATTAACACAAAAAAACCAGAAGTTAATATTGATGAAATCGTAGATATGGTTATTTTCAAAATGGAAAACACCGAGCAAAAAGGAACTAAAGACAGAAAAGAAGCACCAACAGGTTTTGGGGCTTTTTGTTTTTAATTAAAAGGAGAAATTTAAAATATGACAATGAAATTATCGAATGAATTCAACGAAATTCGACAAAAATTTGTAGATGCAGTATCTAATCAAGCGCCACAAGAGGAACAGAGCGCTCTCTACAATAACATGCTAGAAGCAATGTTTGAAGAATCTAAAAAAGTTGCGCAAGCAGAAGTAGAATCTGCAATCGCATTGACTCCAGACGACGCAAAAATGACAGCTCGTGAACGTAAATTTTTTAATGAGATTGTAAAAACAGCGCCAGCTGGTCTAACAGAGTTAATCCCAGAAGAAACAGTTGATCGTATTTTTGAAGATTTAACAACAAAACATCCGCTTATTGGAGCTATTGGTCTTAAAAATATGGGCCTTCGCATGAAGTTCATTGATTCTGATTCTAAAGGTAAGGCCGAGTGGGGTGACTTGTACGGGGAAATCAAAGGGCAACTTCAAGCTTCATTTAGCTCAACTAAGGCTATCCAACACAAGCTCACAGCTTACGTAGTTATTCCTAAAGACGCTGTTAAGTTCGGACCAGGCTGGTTACTTCGTTTCATTATGACACAAATTGATGAAGCGTTCGCAGTTGCATTAGAAGAAGCTTTTCTAAATGGAGACGGCAATGGTAAACCAATCGGGTTATCTCGTACTCTAAAAGGTAAAGTTGTTGGCGAAAAAGCGACGTATGATGCAAAAAAACCGACAGGAGTTTTAACATTTAAAGATCCATCTACAACAGTAAAAGAATTGACGATGGTACATAAATACCACTCTGTAAAAGAAGATGGAAAGACAGCTGTTGAAGTTGATGGAAACATTGTAATCGTGGTTAATCCAGCAGATGCATGGGATGTTAAAAAACAATATACATCACTTAATGCTAACGGAACGTTCGTGACTGCTCTACCTTACAACGTTACCTTAATTGAGTCAGTCCATCAAAAGGCTAAGGAAGTTACGACTTTTGTTAAGGGACGATATGATGCATATGTTGCAGGCGGAATTGAGTTACACAAGTATACAGAGACATACGCTCTTGAAGATTTAGACTTGTTTACAGCTAAACAGTTTGCATATGGTCGTGCTAAGGATGAGACTTCAGCAGCAGTTTGGACACTTAGTGTTGCAGACCCAATTGTAATTTCTGGAGAACCAGGTGTAGGAGCTATTCCAGGAGTGTAATAGATGGATGAACACAAGCTTTTAAAACCATTTAAAGAACGAATGAGAGTGTTTCATGATTTGGATGATGACAATCTATCACTAATTTTGAAAAGTTCAGAGAGCGCCCTCAAAGGGTTGTTAGGGTTTGATTTGATGGATTATGAAAGCGGTAAAGAGTTAATAATGGAGCGCTCGAGATATGTCTTTAATGACTGTCTCGAGTTATTTTATGACTCTTTTAAAAACGAAATCGCACGTTTGGCTATTGAAGAAATGGAAAGAGAATATGAAAGTAAGAACGATTCAACGATTTGAAGATTATAAAGAAGAGGTAATTCGAGAAATTGGGGATGTCTTTGTTGTCAACAAAAACCGCTTTAAAGAGATTGACGACAAATTACCTGGTTTTATCGAAGAAGTTTATGACGATGTCTAGAAAAAAAACAAATAATGGTGATTTGAGAACTCCTGTCATCTTTTATTCATCAACAACAGACGATGATTTAGATGGAAGAGATATGAAATTAAAGAAACTATTCGCAACACTCGCCGAAGTCTATAATCCAAGCATAAAAGATATTGAGAAAGTAACTGAGAGAGGCGTTAAAGCACAATACACTATTAAGTTTAGAGACCCTCTGTCGGGTTATATCCCTCAGAATGATCATCTTGTAGAAATTATTGATAGCAGGTTGCCAAATAAAAAAATCGGGATATTAGATATAAGGCCTGATTTTGTTGATAGAGACTTTATTGTTATCGTTCTCGGAGGATAAAAAGTGGGAGCTGAATTAAAAGGCATGGATGAACTTTTAGCGAATATGGAAAAAAAGTTAGGCTCTGCGAAAGTTAACAGAGTAGTTAATAAAGCGCTAAAAGAAATCGGCGAAGAACTAGAACCTAGTTTTGAAGCTGCTATATCGGTTTATCGAAAAAGCGGAGCGACGGTTAAAAGTGCCGTTGTATCTGGGATTAAACGTGAGGAGGGAATACCAAAAGTGAAACTTGGATTCCAAGCTCCACGATGGAACATAGTCCACTTACAAGAGTTGGAATATGGATGGAAGAAGAACCGACGTGGTGTCGGGGTAATTCGACGTTATTCGGATGTTTTAGAAACGATATATCCGAAAGGCATAAAAGACAAGTTGAAGGGAGGTTTTGATGGTTAAAGACATGCTAACAGAAATTGGTGAGCTTTTTAAACAAGACGAAGTTTTGAGATCAGTTAAAACAAAAACTTTTAAGCGACCAGAAAGTCTACCTTCTGACCAAACAAGCATTGTTATTGTACCTCTTGCACCACCTAGACAAACAAACTTCGGTTCAGATAAACCATTAGCTAAGAAATTTATGTATCAAATCGATGTAGAGAGTGTATCAAGGCTCGAATGTAAAGATTTGCAAAATAGGATTGAGAAAAAGCTGATGGTTATAGATTTTTTTCAAAGTGATAACGGCTTAGAACGTTATGACGAGGATACAAACAGATATCTAGATGCTAGAACTTACAAAGGATTTAGCAGTTTATATGAAGAGTATTGATAAAGGAGAATTTAATGCAAGCAGTAGGATTTAAACGAATGACAATTCAAGTTTTAAGTGATGCGAAAAAAAAGATTGTCATTGAGGGAGTGAGCGGTAAAGGTGCGACTAAAACAGCTAAAATTAGCGGTCTGTCAGCTAGCCCGATTAAAACATATGGTTCAGATATTGCTTATTACACTTCACGCAGAGGCGTTGGTGATGTGAAATTGGAAGTTGAAGCAATTGATATCCCATTTGCCTCACTTCAAACGATTTTGGGCTATAAAAAAGGCAAAGCAACAGAAGGAGTTACATTTATCGGAGAAGATACAGAAGCACCTGAAGTATCTGTTCTTTTAGAAGCTCCAGGGACTGAGGGGAATGTATACCTCGGATTCTTTAAAGGGACTTTCTCAATGGAAGATTTCGACCTCAAAACTAAAGAAGAGAAAAACGATGGATTGGACGCACAAAAGCTTGTACTTACAGCACAGCCTGGCGATGCAGGGGAAGCGAAAGGTCAATATGTCGGTTGGGCAATGGATAAAGAAGCGAACGCAGAGGGTACAAATGCAAAAGCGTTGGTTAAACTTTTGAATCAAGGCGAACCAGGCGTAGGAGCTATTCCAGGAGTGTAAAGGAGTGTAGATGTCAGACTTAGAAATTAAAATTAAAAATGATAACGGCGAGCTCGTGGTGAAAGAATGTAAATCTCTTACTGTGAGAGACTATCGAAATTACTTGATTATGCAAGATGAACTTGCAAAAGGAGATGATCCAGAACATGTGAAACTAGACAAACAACTAACTTTTATGGCTAGTTTGTTTGAAGGCTTAACCGTCGATATGTTATATGACAAATACAACATGTATGAATTAAACAATGCTCTGGCAAATCTATATGTTAAGTTAATCGGAGGGGAGCCAGAAGACCCAAAGGAGACAACTTAACACCCGGCGAGGCATTAGAAAAGTTTTACGAGTTTATCAGAAACGTAATCAAATCTGACTACGGAGTATCTATAAAAGATGTCATGGAGACAAACTGGATTGATATGCTGGAAGTTTTAAAGCCTGCAGAAGTCAAATCTGAGGAAGTGATGTCGTTAGAAGACTTTGTTGGGACTCTAAATGGCGGATAAACTCCGCCTTTTTATTTTTGTTGAAAGGAGGAAAAATGGCAAAAGGTACACCGTTAGGGAGTATGTTTATCGAACTTGGATTAGATACTTCTAAGTTTGACCCTAAGTTGCAAAGCGCAAAAAGAGCGGTTAATTATTTCAAAGCAGAGACGAGAGCTTTAGATGCTGCCTTAAAAAACACTGGAAATGCATTAAACAATAACGCAGCTAAAGCCAATGCACTACAAGCAAAATATAAGTCAGTAACACAGGCAATTGAAGCGCAAAAAAAAGTGTTAACGAGTTTGAAATCTGATTTTGACAAATTAGATCCAGGGACAGCTAAATGGGAAGCTGCAGCTGTTAATATTGAGAGAGAAAATGCAAAATTAGCAGCATTAGAGGGACAATTAGGATCTGTAAAAAAAGCTTTTGAAGAAGTTTCTGCTCAATCCGGTTTTACTGGTTTTTTACAGCGCAGTGGCAAACAGATTGACTCTTTTGGTCAAAAAATGCAAAAACTAGGTGAAGCTACTAAATGGGTAAGCGCTGGATTTGGAGCTGGAGCATTATATAGTGTCAAGGCTGCAAGTGATTTTGAATCTGCGTTTGCTGGTGTAAAAAAGACTGTTGATGAAGTAAGAGATTCGAACGGAAAAGTTATTTACTCTTATGATATGTTGTCAAAAGGAATTAGAAACATGTCTAAACAGATACCTGCATCAACGACGGAGATTTCTCATGTTGCGGAAGCTGCTGGTCAGCTAGGTATCAAAACAAAGGATGTTTTAAATTTCACTCGTGTCATGATTGATATGGGAAAATCTACTAACTTGTCATCAGAAGAAGCTGCAACTGCATTAGCTAGGTTTGCTAATATCACACAATTAGATCCATCTAAGTACAGCAATCTAGGTAGCTCAATTGTTGAGTTGGGTAACAACTTTGCGACAACTGAAAAAGAAATCGTTGAAATGGGACTGCGCTTAGCTGGTACAGGTAAGGTTGTAGGGTTGACAGACCCTCAAATTCTTGGCTTGGCAACAGCTATGAGTTCTGTTGGTATCGAAGCGGAAGCAGGTGGTTCGGCGTTTAGTCGTGTCATGCAAAAAATTAATACACAAGTGTTGTCTGGTGGCGAAGATTTGTGGAAGTTTGCAAAAATCGCTGGTAAATCTGCTGATGAATTTGCTGCATCTTGGAAGAAAAATCCACAAGAAGCCATTATTGATTTTGTTAAAGGGTTAAAACGCTTTAAAGAAGAGGGTAAAGACGTAACTGCTCACTTGCAAGATATTGGTATTGAATCAGTACGAGAGATTGACACATTACAACGTTTGGCTGGTGCTGGTGATTTACTTGGCGATGCATTTAAGTCCGCAAATAAAGGATTTAGTGAAAACAAAGCGTTGACTGATGAGGCTTCTAAACGATACGCAACTTTCCAAAGCAAACTACAACTCCTAAAAAACAAATTAAATGATGTAGCTGTCACAATGGGTGGACCATTAATGGATGCAGCTTCAAATGCCCTTGATGCATTGGAACCAATGTTTAAAGTTGTTAGGGATCTCGCAAAAGCATATTCTAACGCTAGCCCAGAAATGAAAAAACTTATCACATATGCAATTTTAGGTGCAACTGCGTTTTCTCCATTAATGACCGCTCTTGGTAAAACAACTTCTAACGTAGGTAGATTAGTAGGTTGGATAGGAAAGTTATCTGGTGAAATGAAAGGCGCAAAAGCAGCAGAAGGATTAGCTACTGCTGTAGGCGGTCTAGGTGCTAATTCTGCAACAGCGGCAGCTAGTGTAGGGCTTTTAGGAAATCCAGTGACTTGGGGGGGCATCATCGGCGGTGCTGCGGTTATCGGAATAGGTATATTAGCTAATAAGATATATGAAGCTCACCAGCGTACCCAAGAGTGGGGAACTAAAGTTAATCAAGTTCAAGCTAACGAACTACAGGCTTTTAAAGATAAAGTTGATAAGACGAATCAGTCGATGGCAGGATTCAGAGGTGGAGCTGACCAAGTCAATGCTGTTAAGACAGCATTTCAAGGACTAGTTACCGAAATCGAAAAACTAGAAAATAAAGACTTAAGTAAAAACGTTAAATTAGCAGAGCAACTTGGTTTCAGTCAAGAAACGATAGAACAGTTGAAAAAATCAAGCAGGCAAACAATTGATAATGTCAAGCAGATGTCTGATGAAGTCATTAATATCTATCAAAACGCTAGCAACGAACATAGAAGATTAACTGAAGAAGAGAATGCTGTTGTTTTAGCAAATCAAAATGAGCTTATCAATGTGCAGCTATCAAAATTGAACTACTCTGCTAAAGAGAAGAAGGCAATTACCAAGGCGATGAATGGTGAGCTAGAAGCGTTAAATAGTCAGCAGTTAACTAAGGCTCTTGAAGTTACTGAAAAATGGATAAAAGCTGAAAATAAATCATATCAAAAGTTAAAAAGTGGTCTTAAAAAAGCTTATGACTCTATCAAAGGTGATGATGAAGCTGCTGTTAAAGCGAGGGAAGAAATCCACAAGAAACAGCAACAACTCGAAGCTGACCATTACTTGAAAATGGAAGCTTATGGCAAACGTTATGCTAAAATCCAAAAGAAATTGCTTAAAGGGACTGCGAAATATTTAGACCCGCAGTTGCAACAAGCGATGGTTAACGATGTCAAAAAGCAAATGAAGGAGCTTGGGTTATCTTATGAAGAGTTGATGAAGAAGACAACCAAAGCAGCATCTAAAGCTCAAGAAGTTAATACTATGTGGGCTAGAACTACTAAAAAATCAACAGAAGATCAAAAGGTGGCTAATTCGCAATGGAATAGCCTTGTCTGGAATCCCAAAACGGGTAAGTTGAAAACAAATGCTAAAGAGGAAGTAGCTAAAGCTCTTGAAGCGGAAGACGGATGGGACAGACTTAAGTTTATTGCAAAGAATGCAAACTTAGAGACCAACGCTCGGATAACCATGGCGGAAGTTCTAGTCGAAACTGGCAAATGGGATGCTCTCGAACCAGAAGATAAAGAACTAATCGTTGATGGGCATCAAGGCATTCAATCCATAGTAGAAAGCAAGGAAAATTTAAAAACATGGAATAGTTTGCCAGAAGGCGTTAAGCGTATTCTAGGCGACAATAAAGATTTTCTTGATAAAAAAGGAGTTGCGACCAAAGCGCTCGAAAATTGGAATTCGTTGTCTCCAAAACAGCAAAAGTTACTAGCAAAAGATATGACTAGTTCTGATGTTGAGAAAGCAAAAAAAGCAGTCAACAGCATTGTTCAAAAGAAACCAACAAGCATTAAAGCTAAAAATGATACAAAACCTGATGTCAATTCTGCGCAACGAGCAATTGATAGCGCTAAACAACGTCAACCTATCTCAATTAGAGCTAGGAATGACGCAGGAGGAGTCATAGAACAACTATTAGCTAGCATACCGAGAACGGTTACTATAGGAATCGCTGCTGCTGCAGCTAATGCCTTTAAGTTCGCAAATGGTACTGATTATCACCCAGGCGGTTTTGCAATGGTCAATGACCAAAAAGGGCCTTTATATAAAGAACTAGTAACTTTACCAAATGGACAATCATTCATCCCAGATGGCCGTGATGTAGTATTACCACTGCCGAAAGGTTCGAAAGTCATGAAAGCTAGTATGACCAGGGACTATATGAAAAATTTAGGAATACCTAAATATGCTAACGGCGTTGGAATACCTAAAGATTCGACGTTTGTCAAAAGCATTACAATCCCTAAAAGGGGAGTATCAGAAACGACATCATACGACGACTCTAATATTGCAAGAATTTTGAACGAAATTTTACTAACGCTTAGAACAAAAAATCATGAGACAAAAAATGGCGATGTCTATTTAGATATGAGAAAGGTCGGCAGGATGATTAAAGAACACAACGAGTCTGAAAGTATCATGCTTAAACGAATGCGAGGTGAACTGTCATAGGGAAAGTTACAATGAAATTTGATGGTATAGATCTATCTAATGTCATAGAGATACACGACATCAAAAGAGACGTCGGAAATACACGTAATGTTATTTCAAGTAGCGCTTTAAAAATTGGCGAGCACGTTCAATCTGTGCACGTTGGAGCTAAAAAAATAAGTGTTGATTTTTCTATTTGGACCAGAAATAGAAACGAGGTAAAACATAATTTAGCGAAGGTTTTCAACAGAACAACACCTAGAAAATTGTTTTTTTCTGACGAACCAGATAAATATTATATGGCAATAGTTGTAGATGACATACCGATGGTTGAAGATGTTATCAAGCGTTCAATAGGGACTATCACTTTTTTAATTCCAGATGGCGTCGCTCATTCAACTACTTACAAAAAGTTTTTAGATTACACGCAAGATGGAAATAAACTAACATTTAAATTGCAAAACGAGGGTAACACCAATGCGTTGCCAATTATCAAAATAAAACACAACTCCGAAAATGGCTACATCGGCATCGCAAACGAAACAGGTGCTTTTGCACTTGGATCATCAGAAGAAGAAGACGGGACTATCGTGCATCGCAACGAAGTCCTTTTTGATTACTCAAAAGCGATAGCACAATCTTTGGATGGTGCGCCAAACGTCGCAAAACTTAATCACATGCCACCGACGTACGATACAGAGCTGAAACGGATGCGCATTGATAACATCTTAGGTTCTGGCAAGGGCGGTGAATATGTTGTTATTGGAAATAGAGGCACCACACCGGGATACACAGAACATGTAGGAACTCGCACATTTGACATTAAACCAGATTCTAATGGAGAGTATACGATGAACGAACATTTTTGGTGGCAACAGATTTTTATTGCTACTGCGCAGGATCAGAAAGGTTTTTTAAAGCTTTGTGTAACGGGAATCGACGATGAAGGAAATGACGAGTTTTTGTATGGAATCGAAACTTACAAACGGAAAAATGGTTTTGAAACAGAGTACAATTTTTTTGCGCTTGATGACGACGGTGTGGGTTGGAGATTTTATAAGCAGTTTAAATTCCAAGCAGACAGAAATTATCACAATCCTTTTTCAATGAATAGAAGTAGAGCGGTTGAGATTTTCAGGGAAGAAGATAAGTTTCGTATTTATTTTAACGGTGCGCATCATCATGTAACTGTTCCATCTCTTAAAGGGAAAAAATCCCGCAAGATACACCTTGCAATGGGAACATGTAGTGATAGTTCTAAATATATCAATTATAATCTTTTTGAAAAAGTTAATTTTGAAAAAATGGGAGTGTCTCATTACAACAATATCGTCAATAAATATCAACCAGGGGATGAGGTTATCATTAACTTTGAAAATGATACAGTCAAAACCAAAGAGCTTAATTCCTTACAGGACATGGTCTTAGGCTCTCAACCAATATCTATACCACCGGGAGAGTCAGAGTTGGTTATGCAGTTATCTAAATTTTCTCAGTCTGCACCAAATGTTGAGATACTTATGGAAGAGAGGTGGTTGTAATAACTCTAGTAATACACGACGCAAAGTTACATCCAGTTTTGCTTTTAGACAATGAGCGACAAGGAGCACTTAATTATTATGATGATTTGTGGACTAGACAGCTCACAACTGGTTCGTCAGCATTTGAGTTTTCTGTTTATAAAAAATCGCTGTTGGGTGATAATCCACTTAATCACAAATATCACGCACTAAACGATCAAGCATTTGTTTCTTTTGTACACAAAGATAAAGTACAATTGTTTAACATCATGCGAGTCGAGGAAACAGAGACAACAATACATTGCTATTGCGAAAATCTTAATTTAGAGTTACTAAACGAGTATTGCAACGCATATAAAGCAACTAAAGCAATGTCATTTGAAGAGTATCTTGTGCAGTTTGATATTTTAAATTGGGGTGCTTTGACAATTGGCACAAACGAAGTTAAGGACAAAAAACTGACATTGGAATGGACTGGTCAAGACACTAAGTTAGCTCGTATTTTGTCAATTGCTAATAATTTTGATGCAGAAATCGAATTTGAAACTCAATTACACAACAATCACACGTTTAAAGCGTTTATTGTAAATGTGTACAAGGAATACGAAGAGGGCGTGTCCTATGGCGTAGGTCGTGACCGCAGCGACATAGTGTTGAGATATCAAAAAAATGTAACTGGTATCACTAAAAAATTAGACAAGCGCCAGATTTACAACGCCATACGCCCGTATGGCAAAAAGACAGTCAAAGGCGAGCGCGTTATTTCTAATCCTGTAACTCGCAAAGTCACTAAAACAGTTGGGTCAAATCGTACATATTTAGGCGGAGACCTCAAATATTATGGTCATACAATCAAAAAAGCTAACGTACAATCTATTATTAACTACGCGGTGCAGTATAATATTTTGCCGAGTGGAATCATATGTCAACTGTACTTAGAAAGTCTTTGGGGTGATTCAGCAGTTGGTAAACGTGACAATAACTGGGCAGGTATAAGCGGCGGAGCACAGACACGCCCTAGTGGAGTAAAAGTCACTACTGGAATGGCTCGTCCTCCCAGCGAGGGTGGAACATACATGCACTACGCAAGTGTTGATGACTTTTTAAAAGATTATACTTATCTTTTAGCTAAACAAGGACTATATAACGTTGTTGGCAAAAAGAATATAGCAGACTATACAAAAGGTTTGTTTCGTGTCGGTGGCGCTAAAGATGATTACGCGGCAGCAGGATATCAACATTACATATCAACCATGACCTCAATACGCAATGGGATAAATAAAGTTAGCGGAAATATCTTAAACACTATTGATACTTTGTGGCAGACTCCTGTAAAGCCAATAACGTCAGTAACAACTGCGAAAAGAGCTACTAAAACAATACAAGCTATTAATGAGGCTACTAAGTTGAAAGGGCGCAGAGTTGGTTCTGGGCAGTGTTATGCGCTGTCTGGGTGGTATGCGAAAAAATTGGATGGCGCTTGGATTGACAGCTCTATTGGTGGTATTCGTGGTCGGATTGGCGGTGGTATGGCTGCTGCCTTAATCGGCACTGATTATAATTGGGGTGCATATGGGTGGAAGGTAGATAAATCACCTAACGCTAGAAACTTAAAAGCTGGTGGTATTTATAATGTACGAGCAAATCGAGGCGCTCCTTTTTATACCACAGGCTGGGGGCATACAGGTATTATCAAGAGTGTGTCCAAGACCAGAGTTACTGTTTTGGAGCAAAACTTTGTTGGCCGCATGTATGTTGTCGAAAACTCATATGACATTAACTCTTTCGTGTCTGGATTACAAACAGTATGTTACCCTCGTGAAATAGCGCAAGGTATGTCTGTCAATGGTGCAACTACTCAGCAAGTTACTGGTGGAACACAGATATCGTACGAAGAAGTTGTACAAGAGGCGCAAACAGAAACATATGAAGAAGAACAAATCATCTATATTGACAACTCTATCTACAAAGAGTGGAAAGATGAAAACGGTAAAGTAGAGTACTATCTCAAAAATGGATTTTTGTACGCACCACTTTCAAGAGACCGCTATCCATCTGTTTTAACCGGTAATGAGACACGAGACAACTGGATACGAAAAGACATGGAAGTCGAGACTGATAGTCAAGAAGTCTTGATGTCAACAGGTCTAAAAGACTTAAAAGCACACGCATATCCAGCAATTACATACGAAGTTGATGGCTATGTTGACTTAGAACTTGGTGATGTTGTGCGGATACAGGACGACGGATACGAGCCACCGCTAATTCTCACAGCGAGGGTTATTGAGCAAGAAATATCAATAACAAATCCCAGCTCTAACAAAACTAAATTCAGCAATTTTGTCGAAAAAGAAAGTCAGTTAGCTTCCGACTTAATTAGTGATATGTTGCGTCTATACGATGAGTCAATTCCATACGATATACAACTAGCGACTTCAAACGGAGTTGCTTTTAAAAATGGGGTTGGTGAGTCTGTATTAACGCCTAACCTGCAAAAAAATGGGAAAGATTACGATGCTATTTATTTTTATAAAAATGGCGACTCACTGATTGAGATAGGTCCTTCGCTAACAGTTAAAGCAAGTGACTTTAACCATGTTTTAAACATAACAGTCGAAGCTTATGTTAACGAGGAACTTGTAGCAAGTACGCAAATATCCTTTACAGATACTGAGGATGGAGAAAAAGGCGATGATGGTGCTACATCATGGACAGCGTGGGCCAATTCGAAAGATGGAAAAGTTGACTTTAGTATTACTGAAGCTAAAAATAGAAGATTTATCGGTACTTATACTGGATTAACGCAATCAACAAATTATCTTGACTACAAGTGGATTGATATGTCTGCTAATGTTGTCATTGGTACTCAAAATTTACTTGATGGTACAAAATCATTTTCTGGAAGTTGGTTTACCGAAGGTACAATATTTGAGACTACAAAAATCAGCGAATATCCATTTGAATTTAAGAAATGGAAGTCTGGAAATAAGGTTAGTCACACTATCGAGTTTGATGTTAAAGCTGGTGTAACATACACTTTTACAGCTGCTATAGCAAGAGAAAATGCTGGAAGATTGTACTTCTATTTGTATGACTTGTTTGCAAACCATATCACAAGTAACACACCTCGTGAGACGATAATTGAAAATGTCACTACAGATATCCAGATGTTTAAAGTTACATTTGTACCGCTCAGAGACGGTAAAATAAAACCACGCTTTGCCATGCTTGCCAGTGATGCAGGTTGGTTTATGACTGGTGGATATATGCTTGTCAAAGGTAATAAATCTGGAGATTGGCAAGAGTCCGAAGTTGATAGAATAAACAATCTCGACACAAAAGCTGATCAAGAATTAACCCAAGCACAAATTCTAGCTCTTGAAGAAAGAACTGCTATAGCAAGAGAAAATGCAATTGCTGAGGCTATGCAGAATACACTCAGTGAAGTTGAAACTAAGTGGAAGCTTTGGTATGACTTAAATACGATAGACGAAAAGCAAAAAGTTGCAAACGACATCGCTCAATTGTTTGATCGTACAACTGAGTTTAAACAACTATTAGGTGAGGCAAGTGCAAGATTTAGCTTTATCAACAATGAAACGTTGATTGGTGAAGAGGGCGTTGCTATCGGTGACAAAGGCGGAAAAGCAAAGTTATTTCTATCAAATGACAGCATTTCATTTGTGACAAATGGTGTTGCTCAGATGACATTGACAGGTGATACCTTAACAATAAAAAATGGACTGTTTACAGAGCGTATACAAATTGGAAATTTTGTTGAAGAAGTCTATGACAGAAATCCATTATTTAATGTTATCAGAGCAATTAGAAATAGTTAGGAGGTGAGACATGGGAACTGCTACATATAGTAGGTCGTGGGGGAATAACCTGACACTTGAAATATTGTCTGCTTGGAATAAGCCAAATATCGCAAGTAATACAAGCACAGTCAATGTACAAGTTTTTTTAAAAATGTCTAGTTATGGCTATATTTCAATAGGTGAAACTAGACCTTTAAAAATAACAGTTGATGGTAGAGCTGAGACCATCAATGTTAATCCATCGATAAATTACGGACAGAGAAAACTATTATTTGCTAAAGATTACATTGTTAATCATAATTCAGATGGAAATAAACCACTATTCAATATTTCAGCATATTATCCAATAAACTTTAGCAATTATGGTGAAGCGACTGCAAATCAGTCTATCTCGCTACCTAAAATTAATAGACTTAGTGTATCAAGTGCTATTAGTGGTGTGCTAGGTAATGCAGTAACTATCACAATCAATAGATATTCAACGTCATTTACTCACAATTTGAAATATGATTTTAAGGGTAGTACAGGTACTATCGCAACTGGCGTTGGTACTAGCTATTTGTGGACTATACCGCCAACGTTTGCTAATTTACTGCCTAATGAATTAACTGGTACAGGTAATCTGATTGTTGAGACGATGGATGGATCAGCAAAGATTGGTGAGACAAAATATACTTTATCAATAACAATACCTAATACAGCTACTTATAAGCCAAAATTGTCAAGTATCACTCTATCTGATACAAATACTTTAACTAGTAGCATTGTTAGTGGAAACAATTTTGTTAGGATTATAAGTAAAGTTAAAGTTGATTTTGGCTCAGCTATTGGAAACAACGGTTCAACAATAACAAGTTATAATGCTGAAATTGTCGGGAAAAGTAACTCAATTATCGGTAATGGTAGCGTATTTGATAAATTGGACTTTTTTGGTTCAGCAACAATCAGAGCAACGGTAACTGATAGCAGAGGTCTAACATCAGAACCAGTTGACACAAAAATTAATGTCATTGATTATTTTTTACCAATTGTTACAAGTGCAAAAGTAGTCAGGTCTCAGCAAAATCCTGACATTTTACAAGTCTTGCCATTTGTTAAGATTGCACCAATTATAGTTGGTGGAATACAAAAAAACCAACTCAAAATGTCGGTATCTGTTGCACCATACAATACTGGTATCTATGCAGTTGATAGTGGCGCAGCTACAAATACCTGGTCAACAATTTCCCAAATGTCAGGCGCCCCTTTAAATCTTGGCGGCACTTATGACAAATCAAAATCTTGGCTTGTTAAAGTATCTGTCAGTGATAGTTTAATGTCAGCAATCCCTATTACTCAAACGATTTCTAGTGAGTTTGTTCTAGTAACTAAAGCACCTTCTGGTGTTGCATTTGGGAAAATTTGGGAACATGGCATTATTGATGCCAAAGGCGATGTTTATGTTGACGGTACTATTTATTGTGGCGATAAGGCGATACAGCAAAAACCACTTGCTTTAAATAATGGTGGCTCTTTTAGACATGACGACACCGACCTAAATAGCTTGCAAGACACAGGTTTTTATTGTGTATTTAGAGGTGCTAATAGACCGGCTGGGGCAGGCCCTGGCTATGTAACTGTTGTAAGACATGAGACAGCAAACTATGCTTATCAACAATTTTACGATCGAACAAATAAAACTATTTTTACCAGAGTGCTGGAAAACGGTGTTTGGAGCGGTTGGAGTGAGTACGCTAAAAAAGATAGCTTACCGCAATCCGCACCAGCGGTAGAAGATACTGGTTGGCAATACATCGGCAACGGTTTTAATTACAGGAAAATTGGTAGCATGGTCACTATTAAATATGACTTTGCAACAAATGGAATAAACCAGTTTACGGTCGGTTCCATGCCAACGAATTTAATTCCAAACGAAATGATGTTTGCGGTTACTGCGTGGACTGTGCAATTAAATGTATTAAATGTACAAGTTAGTGCAGATGGTCGTATTTTATGGTTCAACCCATCAAAATGGGCGGTTAATGTTAAAGGACAAATTAATTGGATAATTTAAAAGGAGGAATTATGCTTGAATTTTTGAATAGATACCCAGTTTTACTGGAAGATAAAAGTGTAAAAGAGACTAAAGCGATTTTAGCATTTACGTCTAGCACGATTAAAGCAAATTTTGAAGTGACGCTACCAGCAGAAGAAAATGATAAAAAATTTGCTGAAACTTTAAAAACGTGTGAAAAGCTTATCTTTGAGCAACTTTACAAAGACAAAGCAGAAGCAGAACAATTTGAAAAAATTAATGACGCAATTGCTAAGTCAAAGGCGCAATCAGATAAAGCGGAAAATATGATTAAACTGATGTCAGCAACTGTTAACGATTTGATTAAGACAATGGCTGACGGAGGGAAATTGAATGATACAACGCTTAACAACGCTAGCGAAAATAGCAGTACACATATTTAAAAACAAAAAAGGAGAAAAAACAATGATGATTAATTACTTTGCAATGCAGATTGAACTAGGGTGGATTACTATTGATGACGTTCCAGCATTTTGTCGTGAGCGAGTACGTAAACTAATTGAAGTTTCTACGGTTGGTACAGAAGGAAAATGAGGCAATGAATGAACATTGACATACTACAAATTGGCGCAGCAAGCGGGGCGATTTTATCGGTAGTTGGATTGTGGGCGTTTGTTGTTAATCCGTTTAAAACAGCGATGCAAAAAAACGAAGATACAATGAGCGCCCTTAAAGACACAATAAAAGAACTGGCTTACGAACTAAAAGACTCACAGCGTGACAGGGAAAAGATACATAAAATCTTGGATATCCACGAGCAACGACTCGGAAAAACAGAAGACGACATCATTGTCAACAAGGAACAAATAAAAACATTATTTAATAGGAGAAATAAATATGATTAATTTAAAATTACGACTACAAAACAAAGTAACTTTGATGGCTATTTTAGGAGCTATATTTTTGCTAGCGCAACAATTAGGTATTAAATTACCGTCAAATATTGCGGATATTGCAAACACAGCAGTAACGCTTTTGGTATTACTTGGAGTTGTTACAGACCCAACAACCGAAGGTCTTTCAGACAGTGAGCAAGCATTGACTTACCACGAGCCAAAAAAATAGGAGGGGACATGCGTGCAATCACAAAAATAGCCTTAGTACTAGCAATAGCAATATTATATATTCCGTTGTCAGTGATTGCTTTTTTTATTTATCCGTTTTATTTGATTTTTAAAGAGGAGGGATAAATGGCTACATACCAGGAATATAAAAGTCGTTCAAATGGCAATGCTTACGATATTGATGGATCGTTTGGTGCGCAATGTTGGGATGGTTATGCAGACTACTGTAAGTACCTAGGACTGCCATACGCAAACTGTACAAATACAGGATACGCAAGGGACATATGGGAGCAACGTCACGAAAATGGTATTTTAAACTACTTTGATGAAGTGGAAGTTATGCAAGCTGGTGATGTTGCTATTTTTATGGTTGTTGACGGTGTAACGCCTTACAGTCATGTAGCAATTTTTGACAGCGATGCAGGAGGCGGATATGGCTGGTTTTTGGGGCAAAATCAAGGCGGTGCTAATGGCGCATACAATCTTGTAAAAATCCCATACTCCGCAACATACCCAACTGCCTTTAGACCAAAAGTTTTTAAAAATGCAGTTACTGTTACAGGTAATATAGGACTAAATAAAGGAGATTACTTTATTGATGTATCAGCTTATCAACAAGCAGACTTAACTGCTACTTGTCGGCAAGCTGGCACTACTAAAACGATTATCAAAGTATCTGAGTCACTCGCTTGGCTGTCTGACAGGCATCAGCAACAAGCTAATACTAGTGACCCTGTTGGTTATTATCACTTCGGACGATTTGGAGGAGATATCAACTTAGCACAACGAGAAGCAGATTTATTTTTGTCCAATTTACCAAGTAAAAAAGTTTCTTACCTAGTCATTGACTACGAAGACTCTGCAAGTGCTGACAAACAAGCTAACACTAATGCAGTTATTGTGTTTATGGATAAAATTGCAAACGCTGGATATAAGCCTATTTATTACAGCTACAAACCTTTTACGCTTAATAATATTGATTATCAACAAATTATAGCTAAGTACCCAAACAGTATTTGGATAGCTGGTTATCCAGATTATGAAGTACGAAAAGACCCACTTTGGGAGTTCTTCCCTTCAATGGATGGTGTGCGCTGGTGGCAGTTTACAAGTGTAGGAGTAGCAGGTGGTTTAGATAAAAATATTGTATTATTAGCAGATGATAGTAGCAAAGTTGATATACCTAAGATTGACAAACCACAAGAACCACAAAGCCAGCTTACTTTTAATCAAAAGCTAGATACTAACACTAAATTAGACAACTCAAATGTACCTTACTACGAAGCAACCCTTAGCACAGACTATTATGTAGAGTCTAAGCCAAACGCAAGTAGCGCTGATAAAGAATTTATCAAAGCAGGAACTCGCGTAAGAGTCTACGAAAAAGTGAATGGATGGTCACGCATTAATGCTTCTCAGTCTGACCAATGGGTAGAAGATAAGTATTTAGCTAATGCCACACAAGTATAAACTAGGAGGTAAAACTCCTTTAGAGCGGAAACCGTATCAGTATTTGGGGCAAATTAAATTAGTGTAACCGACATCAATGTCGGTAGCAAAAAATTATGGAGGTAAAGCTCCTTTAGATAAGACAAATGCCCTCGCAAAAGCGAGGGCTATTTTTATTGAAATATTGAAATCTCTTTATAAAAATAGTAAAATAGTTTCGCTATTATAAAGAAAGTTGTTATCAATGAATAATCTAGTTCTTCCTCAGAATTTAAACAAATATAACATTACGAAAATCGTTACCAATTTCAATAGATTACTTGCTTTAAGTGATAACAGGACACTTACAGTAGATATGAGAAACATTGAGTTTGCGGAACCTAGTGGAGTAATTTCGTTATATAATATGTTAACTTTTGCTACAAAAAGAAAAGATGCAAACATCAAGTGGTTAATATGCGAAGAAAGCTCTTTAAATAAACGTCAAAGGCAAGCTATGTTGTATCTAGTAGATTGTGGCTTTTTTAAAGTGTTTGATAAATTGGTTTATAAAGAGCCGGAACTGCGCCCGACTACTTTTGAAATTAAATTTATTAACACTGAACAAATAGCTCAATGGAAGGTAACAGACTTTAAGAATTGGTTACAAAAGCAAACTGGCAGAACAAATGAGTTTAGTTCTATTTGTGTAGCGGTTGACGAAATTTTTAATAATATTGCAGATCATTCTAAGGAATCTAAGGGATGTATTTTTGGGCAATACTATCCCAAGAACAAGGAGATTGTAATAGCAGTATCTGATTTCGGAATAGGAATCCCTCAGTCTATAAAGCGAAAATTTAAAAAGGATGAGCCTGACAACAAGTTAATAGAATTCGCTCTTCAAGAGGGTGTTTCTGCAGAAACTATACCTCAAAATAGAGGGGCAGGGCTTTCTAATATTGTAAATACTTTAACTACTAACAAAGTCGGGAACTTTACAATTATATCTAATTGTGGTATAGTCTCGGTATCAGATAATAAAATTACTCAAAGTTATTCGTCTGAGGAATCATATCCTGGTACTTTTTTTGAAATTCGAATAGATGTATCGAATGACAATTTATATGATTTAGAAGAGGAGGAAGAATTCGAATGGTAACGTTAACTGTCAAAGAACTAGCAAAGAATTTTTCTAACGATAATAAGGCGGGAGAGATTTTATTTGAACAATTGAAATCTTATTTTTATACAGATACAGTCGTGACTGTTTCGTTCGCAGGAATTAGCGAAGTAAGTTCGTCCTTTGTAAACTCTGCTTTTATCAATTTATTGTCTTACTATGATTTTAATCATATTAAAAGTCAACTAAAAATTGTAAATTCAACAAAACAAATAAATGATTTAATAAAACAACGATTTAGTTTTGAAATAAGTAGGCAGATTACAGTATAGGTGCATATTATTTAGCAAGAATCGCCTGACACTAGCGGTTCTTGCTTTTTTATTTGCCTAGAAATAATCAAAATGTTACCATAGAATAAAAATAATAAGGAGGCACATTATGTCACAAGAAAAACTAAAATCAAAATTAGATCAAGCAAAAGGTGGTGCTAAAGAAGGCTTTGGCAAAATAACCGGTGATAAAGAGTTAGAAGCAAAAGGATTTGTTGAAAAAACAATTGCTAAAGGCAAAGAACTAGCAGATGATGCTAAAGATGCTGTTGAAGAGGCAGTAGATGCTGTCAAAGAAAAACTGAAATAAATATTAACCGCTCTCTATTGAGGGCGGTTTTTTTGTGTGTCTAGAGTTTGCTTTCAATTAATTGTTTTAATTCTAATAAGTCTTCTTTTGTAGCATTTTTGTTAATAAAACTACGAGCAGTAGATCGTTTTGATAGATAGGTTCTATGTTCTCTATTGTTTTCTGCCCACTTTTTATTTGCTTTTTCTTGAGGTGTTAATTCTTTATCCATTTCAATCATCCTTGTTAATAAAGTAAAATACAACTAAACAAATTGCGAAAATAATCAAATATTTCATATTTGTCTTAGATATGATATACTATCAGTAGTGGCAAGGGGCTTGAGCCCCAAACTACTACTAGAACCTTATTTGAATCTCCGTGGCCGGTTTTTCTTTTTAGGTTCTTTTTTTATTGCTGTGATTATGCTTGCTATACCAACCAACAGAGTTCCGATTGAAGTAAGCAAATCAGCAATTTCTGATATTCTCATATCTTCCTCCTTTCTATATATAATTATAGTACATGTACTATATAAAGTCAATACTTTTTTTTAAAATATTTATCTTTTTGTCTATCAGAACAGAAAAATTTAAAATTGTCTATTTTTAGGATTTTTTATCGAATAGATAAATGGAGGATAAAATATGTTATACATAGATGAGTTTAAAGAAGCGATTGAAAAAGGGTATATTTCAGGGAACACAGTGATGATTGTGCGTAAGAACGGAAAGATATTTGATTATGTGTTACCACACGAAGAAGTGAGAGAAGAAGAGGTTGTGACAGTAGAGAGAGTGGTCGATGTGCTGGAAGAATTAGACTATATTAAATGA